CAGAACATGTAATCCTCGCCAATGTGTTCACCATCAATGATGGCAAAGTCAAACACGGCGTATTCATCTGCGCCATCGCCATCACCTTTGTACTTCCACTCAGGATGCAATGCAATCATGGATTCAATCACATGGCGGCGAATCAGCATAAAGCCTGTCGCTACGCTCTCAACACGCATCAGGCCGTTCTCATCAAACTCTAACTGGTTATGTTCATCCAGGTAAAAGTCTAGGAAGAATTTGGCATCTGCTGCCCTGCGGGGATACGTACCGGCCACAACGTCCCGGTCTGTAGCCAAAGCTAACAGCCGTGTTACCGCATCCACATTGATGACCACATCAGCGTCCACAAACAGCAGGTCGGTGCAGTCTGAAGCCATGAAGTTGGATACCAGCTTGTTCCGGGCCTTGGTGATGATTGAGCATCCAGACAGGTGAACCAGATGAATCTGGACACCCATCTTGTCCAACTTGGGGACGAGTTGCGCTATGGCAAAGCAGGTCTTGATGTTGACCTTGCCATCGTAACAAGGGATCGCAATCATAAGCTTGCGTCCCACCAAGTTGAAGCTCTTATCAGCCATAGAACACTACTGCGGTTGTTGTCGCGCCTACCACTGCGGAGATGTTGGTACTACATTTAATACCTTCTCCGGGAAACATTATGTAGGTAGACCCCGCTGCCGCTGGCGCAGTGAATGAAAACATAGCTGTGCCGCCTGTGCCATCATTCAACACGACTGTTGCGCCCGTTGAAAAGCTGATGGATACGCCCTTGATGCGGGCTGGGCCAGCAAAAATAGTAGTGGTCGCGCCAGCAGCGCCAACTGCTGACTTAACGTCTGTTTGCATCATAATTAATCTCCTGTGAAGCGGGGGCCGAAGCCCCCATGATTAATTACTGTTGTGTGCTAGTTGGGTTGGCAGAACCGTCAGAGTCACGGACAGTGTATGTAACTGACACAACAATTGATCCTGCGGTTGCATCAGCTGTAGCCGCTGTAAACGTGCCAAAGATGATTGCATCAGTTGTTCCTACATTGTTAGTCTTAGACGCAACAGTAGCCGCAGCAATCGTTGCAGGAGAGACTTGAACCACTGATGTTCCAGTGTTCAGCGTAGTCATATAAAAGTTAGAGGTTCCAGAGGTTCCAATAACAACGCCGCAATTACTAGCGCCAGTTAAAGCAGTAATTACGTAAATATCAAACCGCATAATTTGTGCGCCAGCAGGCAGAGTAAACATCTGTACTGCGGTGGGAGACGCCAAAATAGTGGCTGTGGCTGCGGTGTACGACTGAGAAACAATCGTTGCGCCCAAATTACGAATGGTGCCAGCAGTGGTTCCAGTTGTGTTTTTAACAGTGCCCAACAACCAAGGGCCTAAGTGAGTTGCGAATCCCATGTTTAATTCTCCATGCGTTGTAGCGTATCAATCTGCATGAGGTCAGCCGGGACTGTTTGATACACCGGTTTTCCCGGAATGAATGCAATATACACCAAAAGAAAGGGGGGCACAAGGCCCCCCATTTCATCAGGCCGAGCCCGGAGAGCCGAAGACTCCCAAGGGATCAGACCAGCCGAAGCTATAACGCTCACGAGCCTTGTAACGGACGTTGCCGGTATCAAAGTCGCCGTCCATGCTATTAGCAAGGGGTGAACGAACAAAATGCTTCAGACCATTGGGCACATCAGTCGTCAGGTACCAGCCGGTCGTATCGGTCAGGTAGTGGTTGACGCAGTAACCTTCAGGGATGGAGCCGTTGTTCTTCAGTGCGTTGATATCGTTGTCAGTGGTTCCAACGCGGAGGCTGGTTTCCAACAAACGGGTAGCAACAAACATCAGTGCCGGGGGCACGATCAACTTGCGAGGCTTGGCAGCGATCAACAATCCACGCTCGTCAGTCCAAGCAGCGATCTGAATAACGGCGGCTTCCAAAGAAGTCTCGTTTAAATCGGCTGCGGTAGAAGGACGGTTGGAGTTGGTTCCGCCAGAGACCAAGGGGTGAGCGGTGCTGAACAGAGCAACACCGTCACCACCAGCATAAGCCGCTGAGAAACCGTTGTTGATGACAGCAGCACTTTTAACCTGCTTGGTGTACGACATAGCACGAGCCAGACCTTTGGTGTAGCGAGCAGACAGGCTGTCGTACAAGTTATCTTCAATCGCTTCTTCAGTGATTGAGAAACCCAAAGCAATGGTTTCGTGGTTGTAGCGAGTTGTCCATGCCTCTTGTGCATTGTCATAAGCGATGGCAGAACCTTCGTTTTTGACAGGTGCGGCAGAGAAGCCAGACAGTTTGGTTTCTTCTTCAAAAGAACGCTCAGAGGTTTCGGTTTCATAAATTTCTTTATGTTCCTCACCATAGCGAGCATATTCCATACCGAACAAAGCGTTCAGGCCGGGAAGAAGTTCTTTAAGTAGTTGTGCGCGTGAAATAGCCATTATTTATGCTCCTTATGCGCCAGTGGCAGAGTAGTAACCGTGCAGTGCTTGGTTAAATTTAACCAATACTTCGGGAAACTGAGTGAACACTATAGTGGAAGAAGCAGGAATTGCTACAACACTACCCGGCACGGCAATCGCAGCGTTAATCGTAACTGACGTTGCAGCGGCTGCCGCAGCGGTGGTTACAAAAGAACCTGTTTGAATGATTTGCCCATTTGCTGCAACGTAAGCTACATCTGTTCCAACAGGGATTGCGCTAGGCAAGCCAGAACCAGTTAAGGTAATTGTTGTAGTAGATGAAGAGCCAGTTGCGCTCGTAGTAATAGCAGAATCGCCTACCAAGCCAACCAAACGCAAAGGTAAGGTGGTTGTTACGGGAGTTGCTGAAGGAGCTAAAACTGCGTTAGCAGAATTACCAGTGGTGGTGCTACCCGTATTGTTAATGGCAGATAGGTTGGTACCAATCATAGCCATAGCAGCGGAAGCAACAGCAGTAGTAGCGGAACATACAACAGCCTTGAACACAGCATCAGGATCATCCAATACATAGGCTTGGCAGTCACCTGCGAGGGTGCCTGAAGGCCAGTATTGAGCAAATTGCTTTTGCTTGTTTAGCGGGTTTGTATAAGTACATCCCAAGAAAATACCAACCGTTTGGTTTAAACCAGTGCCAGTAGAAACTGAGGCACGAGTTACAGAACCACGCGATAGTACGACGAAATCACCATAAAAGATGTCGGTCGCATAACCGTACTGGATGGGGTACATACGGGTAGAACCCGCAAATACTTGACCACCAATTAGGTTCTGCGGCAACAGCCCATACGGAGCTGATACAACGGGATAAGCCATTTAAGACTCCTTTTAAAAGTTAAGTTCCAGAACCAAAAGTCACTTGAGATTTTCTCTCAGCAAACTTTCGCATCCGAGGATCATTTTCCTGCATGTACGTGTTGTCCACAGAGTCCATCTGAGCTTTGTTTTGTTTAGCAAAATGGGTATCTCGCTGAACCATAAACTCGGCTGGCGCTCTACAAAGCAACAGTCCACCTACTTCAATACCACCTTTAAAGCGGCCTTCAGTAGTAGCGTGCATCATCATTTCAGGATATTCGTCCGCTTTCACGGGTTCAAATCCCTCTCGCAACTTTGAAGAGATATTGCTTGGATCACTAGCACCTAGTGTTGAAATACGTATCCAACGATGCGCCCATCCTGGCCGTTCATCAGGAGACGGTAAAGCCTCCGGGGGTCTCCAAACAGCGGGTCGTTGGACTGCTGCACGGGTTTCCAATTCACGAGCAAGACGGTTTTGTGCTTTATCAGCACTCTTAGTTTCATCCATCATTCACCTCTATTAAGTAAAGCAACCTGTTTAGCATACTGTTCTGGAGTAATTCCGAGCTTGCGAGCCAACGCAACTTGAGACTGCTTCAGTTTAATACGATTAGGCGGTGTGCTCCGAGTGGCAGGTGCCACAAGCGAAGCAGCGAATTTTGTTTCCCCGCGGTGGCTTTCCTCCTTGTCCCGTTCTGCAGGCTTTCCTGGTGGCTCTTCTAAGTTTCGAGAAGGAGTTTAACCCGTGGAAGCGAGCCATCTTTTCCGCATGGTATGGTCAACTGTTTTGAAATAGTCTTCCGAACCAATATAGTCCGCACCATACTCTCGTTGTAATCGTTTGTCAAGGCCCATAGCAGACATTGTCATTTCATCATCAACACCAAACCAGTCGTTGTTTTTATCCAACCACTTCTGGGTGCGAGGACTGACCTTGGGTTTCTGGGGCTGTTGTTGGGATGGGGGCAAAAATTGGCGGTCTTCATCCACCTCAATTGGCTTCATCCCAGAAGCCTTATCAATCTTCAAAGTTGCCTTGGATATGGCCTCTTGTGCGGCCACCAACTCGTCAGAATTGCCAGCATCATAAGCATCTTTGTAACGCTTTTTAGCTGATTCCATTTCAATTTCAGCGGCACTTTTGGAAGTTTCGATATAGGCTTTACTGCCGTGTGAAAGCTGTTGTTGGAGCTTTTTGTTCTCCTCAAACACCTGTCGGGCAAAATCTTCTGCGGCTTCCCGCTCGCGCAAGGCTTGTTCTTTGGCCCGGCGCTCGTCGTGATACCCACGGGTAAACTTCTTGATGCGTGCCTGTACCTTCTCATCGTATGTGGCAAGCTCATCATCGGTGGGGTCTTCAGGCGGCGTGGCCATAGGCTTTCGCCCACGGTCTGCTGGAGGGGTGTCATCCTCAATTTCCAATTGGAAATCGTCTTCTTTGGCCGTTGCTTTTGCGTTGGCCTTGGCTTCTTTCTCGTCCGGAAACTCGAAATCTTCACCTTTAAATTCAGGTAATGTTGCCATGTGTAACTCCTTTATGCAGCGCGGGTGATGCCACGCGGGTCTTCAACAACGGCTTCGACCGAATCATCATTGATGATGCGGAACTCTCGGCCATGAATCTTCAAGCGGGTGCCTGAATTAGGGCGGACGATGACAAAGTCACCCTCCTTACACGACGGTCCACTGGGGAACCGGATAGTGTCTTTGTAGCAATCGGGGCCAAGTTTCACAACGAATAGGATCGGAGTGAGTACTTCCTCATAGTGCATGGTTTTGGAGTCTTTCAACAGTCCAACTTCGCTGTCGTGATATTCCTCGATTGCTTCGGGAACCACACACAACATATGAAACCGTTTGGGATCAGGCAATTGTTTTGCCTTTTGCTCTGCCGTGGTATTCAGAATGCCAGACAGGTCTACTGCCGCAACGTCAAACTCAGTCATCAGACTTCTCCATTTTTTGCACAAGGTCGTTAATGATGTTTTCTGCGAGGCTCAGACCCCGGATGACTCCGCAGACTTTTTTGTACTCGTCAAAGGTATCGGCTCGGCTTGCAGCGATAAAAGCAATTTGCTCCTGTCGCACCTTCTCGATTTCTTTGGCAACTACAGCCAACAATTTGTAATCACTCAATCATTTTCCCTTTTAGGTTTGCTGGACTGTTTATTCTGCGCTGTCCGTTGCGCCTGTTGTACAGCCATTTGAGTGCGGTGTTTAGCCGCATCCATGCCCATACGAACTCCTTCCATCTCGCTTTGGCGATCAAGCTTATCTCTTGCAGCGGCTGCTGTAGCCGCGACCTGCATTGCAGCAATTTCCTTTTGTGCCGCGATACGCGACTCTTCAATACGCAGGCGGTCTGCTTTCTCCGCCGCTTCAACTTTTTGCTTTTGCGCTTTAAGTTGAAGTTCTTGCCCCTTCAACTGCAACTCTTGCTGCTGCATTTGGATCACTGGGTCTTGCATCTGTTGTTGCGCCTGTTGTTGCTGGGCTTCCTGCTGGGCCTTTTGCGTAAGCTGCTGTGACGCTTGCGCCACCATCATCGCAATCTTGTCAGCGATATCAGGCGGGATGTTCTTGTTCTGGTCTTCGGTAGGTAAGGGCATACCAATCGCCATCTCAATTTGCTTGCGATACTCAAACGCCATGTGTTCATTGACGTGAGCCAACGCTGCCGCCATGATCGCCTGCGCCTGCGGGTTCATCTGCATCATCTGCTGAATCTTCGGATTCTGAATCGCAGCCATGTGAGCCTGGATGTGAGCCTCATGGTTCTGCTCAATGAACGCCTTGACAGGCTTCATGGTCAACAGATTCTGGTTCTCCTGCACAGGGTCCGTGGGAGTCTGGTCATCCTCAATCGGCACAAGTTTGGCGGCGTTCTTAACACCCAACACCTCAATCATCTGACGGTGCAGCAGCGGCAAGTTGTACAACTGTGGGGCTGACTGAGCAAGCTGGAGGACTGCTTGATACTGCACAACCTTTTGTGCCATCGTGCTGGCATTGGGGTCGCTCACGGGGATCACGTCCACCAAGTCGTAGTCGGCTTTCCTAGCTTTACGAGAGCCTTCTTCTGGCTCGTAGGCATACTCTTCCGGGGTGTAGTCAGCGATGATGACCTTCAAGAGTTTGAACTCTTGCTTCATTGTGAAGTGCATACGCGCTTGAACTGCGCCCATCACTTTTAGAGTGCGCTCCAAAATTGCCAACGTGGTACCCACGGGCGCTTGTGCGCTCATGTCACTGACCTGCATGTCACCACTGGAAGCAAACGAGCGACCTTCTTGGACGATGCGGTCAAACAACATATACAACACTTGGCTTGGCTCTTTGTACGGCAGGGGCAGGATGTTGTCCCTGATTGAGCCACTCGGCACATCTACATCTCGGAACTCGCCGGGCTGGATGGGGGTGTCGTCTCCTTTGATTCGGAGGCCACGGGACTTGAGACCGCCGGGCAGGTTAGATAGGGTGCCTGCGTCCACAAGCTGACGAATGAGCATAGTGGCAGATTTGGCATAGCCACCAATAAGATGAATAAGGCCGTACCCATAGAACCCAAACCCTGGAATGTATTGATAGTGAACAAAGTGCTGGCGTTTGAGGTGCAGTCTGTCGCCCTCGTACCAATTCCTTCGGATGGCCACAACCTTACGTGTGCCCTTCTCAACAGTCACAACGTAAGGCAGTGCGATGCCAGTGAGTCGCTTCTTCTTGTCAACGTCCTCGTATCCGGGCAAGTCCAAGTCAACGTGCATCTCAAGGAACCGATAACGATCATCTTGAATCGCAGACATGCCAGTCTCCTCGGCTTTCTGCTTCTCAATGTCGTCCAACTCATACGTGGGGTCACCCAACTCTACGTCCATGTAGAACCCAGCTTCTATAAGCTTGGCCACTTCATTCTTGGTCTTACGCATCACGTGCGTAACACGTTCTGCTGTCTCCAAGTTACTTGCGCCGTAGGGCACAACGATATCTTCAGCAGGAATAAACACCGCCATCTGGCGTCCCTTGCTTGGGTCGTAGTACACCTTCTTAAACGCAGAACCCGCAATGGGCAGGTTCCACAACATCTTCTCGTGCTCAGGGCGATACTCATACATTACATCGGTCAACTGGTAGTTCATGTCTTCACGAACTCGCGCCGCCGCTTCTTCCATCTCTGGGGTGTCCTTGCCAAGAATGACAGTCTTCACAGGCCCAGCGGCTGGGAACGTCTCGGTGATACCTTCGCTCTGGAACCTAACCACACTCTCAGTCAGCATCGGGTGAAACACACCACACGCCCCCTGCCACGGCTCGGTACGCTCTTCGTACTTCAACCCCAACAGTTTTAGCCCATCAACGTAAGTCTGCATCCAGTCCTTGCGGTCGTTGATGTCCTTGCCAAACTCTTCAATCAAATCTTCGCCCAGAGACTGCAAGTCGCTGTCGTCCATGTACTCGGCCAAGTTGGCGTCAAAGTCCTCGTCCGTCTCTTCCTCCGGCTTCAGATTGATCTCCAACCCACCCATGCCAATGGTGACTTCCTCGGGGTCTTCAATATCAATCTCCAACTCGGGGCCGTCCTCCATCTCAGCCAACCCCAGAGGAGCCGCGTACAGACCTTTGTCCATTGAACTTGTTGCCATGATTAATCCTTAAATGATTTTCCAACTACCTTGACTGTAATTGTCAGGCATTTTGATTGCGCCACCTTTGGCAAGTTTTAATGGGTTCAACATATTTATCACTTCTCCTGCACCGGGGCGGCGTCCGCCCAAACCTGTGCTGGAACCCGTTCCTCTAATTGGCTTTTGTCCCAAACCACCTTCAAGTACTTCAGTAATTGCATTGCCAAAATGAACACCTTTACCTGTATCCCCTACAGGGCTTTGGCTTTTATAAATTTCAACTGGATGCAAGCCAACTTCTGGTTTTGTTGTAAACGGAGCTTTTGCAACCACAGAGCCAACTTTTTTTGGCCCATAGTCTTCCAGTAGTTTGATTTGTGCATTTCCCGTTGGTTTTCCATCTGGCCCTATTTCTGGAATAAGTTGTGTAGATACATCTGGATTTTGAAGCCAACCAGCCAAAGCTGCTGTAGATGGTTTGTCCATATATACCGTCTTACCTGACTTTGGTTGAACCCCAGTTGATGTATCTCTATGTTTTTCACCGCTTCTGTTCCTTATAGTTTGGCTGCCGGGCAAATGAGCATAAGTAGACCCACGCTCAGTGCGGTACATATACTCTACATCCGGTATATCTTTAAATGCTTCGTAGTCCATACTCATCCTTACACTGTGTAGTACCGCTCTCGGCGGTAACCATTGAAATACTTAATCTCATCAGCCTCGTCAGTAGGTAAGCGCATATACCCGCCC